ATATTGTCAACACCCCTTATATCAATAGCATCATCCAAGGTTATTAGCTCCTTACCTAGTGCAAGTGCAATACTAGCTTCTAGGAACTGCTTCTCCTCACTGTCTGGCTTTAGCTCTATATGTATACCAATATCATGAAGTGCATACCTCTTTAAAGCCCCCAGTGTCTTGACATTAATCTTCCCTATAGCATTTGTGTACGCCTCCTTTAGGTCTGAGTACTCAAATATATCTGTAAGCCTTAGTGATAACCCTTCACCAAGTGTCTCTGACATGTTTAGTACAGAGTCCAGTATATGCCTTGTAGCTGTGTTACTATTTAAAGCTAGTTGTTGCTGTACACCTACCGCCATATCGGGGTGAGGTGCTGATGCATCTGTACCAAGTGGGATACCAATAGCATCCCTTAGCTGGTTAAGGTAATGATTGTATGTGTTTATAAGTATAGGTAGACCTGCTATGACACCATTCTTTAGCTCGATGATAGGCATCTTACCATTGTTGTACTCACCCTCAGCTGTTGTAGAACTTCCAAGTACGTTACCAGTCTCATCATATATCTTGATTGCCTCCAATGGTGTTAGGAAGTTACCATCACCTAGGTCAATCTCCTCCAGCCCTGCAACATCTATATAGATACCATTAGGTCTAGCCTTGGCTATCATCTGCTGCAATTTGATGTGAACCTGCTGCATCTGGTCAACATATGGTACAATCCTTTCAACTAGACTCTTGGTTCTGTTCTGATAAATCTCTGGTGCGTACACTATATAGTTAGGTACAGTCTTGCTAAGGTTCCCCTTAGGTCTAATCATATTCTCACACAGCTTGTAGTTGAATATCTTGTCTGTACCAAGCACCAATGCACCCTCATACCATACATCTATTGTTTTTGAAAGTACATCAAACCCCTTGTATGATGGGTCCTTCTTGCTGAATGTAGAGGACTTCTTGGTCATCTTGTACCCACCACTTTTAGGGTTGTACTTTTTCTTGTATGACATTGTATTGATGGACTTGAAGTTGAAGAACAGTACATCAACCATCACACCTTCAATATCATCCTCTCTATATGATTGCTCGTTAGAGTCAAATCCATGATACTTTGTCCACTCATTTGTAGCTGCACCAATCTCTAGTATTTCTTCATCATTAAACTTATCGTTGGAGATTCTTTTGAGCTCCATTATGGTCATCCTCTTTATCTCACCATAGTAGTAGACATCCTTGAAGTTCTTGTGTGTAGCATAGCTATGGACTAAGTTTGCTGGGTCTACATAGTCAATCATTATCCCCTTTGTAGGGTCTGTGTAGTGCTTAACGGCACCTAAACCTATCTGGGTTATATCCCTTATTATCTCACTCTGTACCTCATCATAATCATTAAGGCTTAGTGTGTGTTTTATAGCTAGTTCAGAGGCAATCTCTATAGCTGGCTTGAACTTTAAGTTTAAGTATAACTCAATTTCATCCTCGTTTGTAGGTTTTTCATCCTTATCGTCTGGTAGAATCTTTATATTGTATGCCTTCTCAGCCTCCTCCATAAGAGGTTTTGTGAGGATAAAATCCTTCATTGTCTTTCTGTGCCTATCCTTTAGGTCTGTGGAGTACTTATCTGTAGCCTCTGCATTGACATTGAATAACCTTTCGGTCATCTGGTTTACAATAAGGTTCATAAACTTAGGCACAACCTGAATTGGTCTCCAATCATAATTGGTATATGATGCATCAGAGCCACCTAGTAAATCCTTATAAATTTTTGTGTCCTGTTCGCCCCTAGCATACATACGTAGGTTATGAAACTTACTTCGCTTATCATAATAACTGCAGCTCCCACCACCACTGGTCTCGGGGCGGTAGAAGTGCTCAAACTCAATAAGCTTTGCCATCTTTAGACCCCACTCATCTGTAGCCTTTTCTTCATCTGGGGCAAGGTGTGAGGGCATCGACCTAACGTTAAATACTTTTTTCTTGTCAAACATATATACTCTTTATCTATTAAGCTCTACAATCCCACAAATTTACAAAAAATACTTATACACTAAATCTATCTGTCTTTGATGAGTGTACCCATGCTTCCACTGTTATTATACCTGCGTAGTATGCTACCAATGTTAGCCTTCTTCTTATCCTTTACTTTACCTCTATACCTATCTTTATGACAAGCCATAATTGCGAGACCGCTAGAAATAGTAGCATCATATTCAGTTCTTGCAGTTGGGTCAAACGATAGCCAGTCCCTTAAAGTTTCATTGAATGGCATTACACCCACCTCATTTATATCCCTAATACCCTGTACTTCATCCGTATATAGCCCAACATAGTCCTCTATGTAAGACCCAATACTATTTATGTGAGAGTCTAAGATATCTTTCCCTGACATGAGTTGTCCTCCGTACTTAATCTCATTGGCATTTAACTTGTTTTTTGGTCTGTCAAGTCTATCCATACAGAAGCCTCTATAGCCCCTATTGTACATGTGCCTTGATAAATCTAATCTGTTTGACTCTACTAGTATAGGTGAGCCATAGAACTTCACACACTTGATAACATCCTCAAAGAATATTACCTCATCTGTTGGTCTTGCAATGTACTCTAGTATAAACTGATTGGATGGACCTGCATCTGGTATGGTCATTGTTAACCCATGTACAGCTCCCTTAGAGCCTTTCCCGTGGGTTGAGGCATATGAAAAAGGGTCACACCCAAACCTTACAAGGTTCATATTAAGTGGATAAAACTTCCCATTGACAGTCTTTATCCTATTCTGTAGGTGCTCCGTATCATCCACCTTTGATGGCATCCAGCTAACCTTAAACCTCCCATGCCTGTCTGGATTGAATACAACATCACCATCAACCATACCATTCTTCCAGTTAAAGTTTCCTACGGTGTATAGCTGTTCCTCAGCGTACTTAGTATTATTATCAATCTGTTCATAGAGCTTTGTCATATTAAATATACTGTTCTCTGACGGGTCCCTTAGAGCATGCTCGATATTCCTTGGGTATGTCCTTAGCTGCTCGTTCAGTGCCTTATCAGACTGCTTACGCTTCTGGTCCTCTACAGCCATAAGGTACTCTATAGAACCTATGGTTATAGGTGCCCCTAGTACATTCTTTGTACCATTTGGTGGCTTAGTTGTCCAGCACTTTCCATACTTATCTGTAAACTCCTCCATATTCTCTTGGGCTGGTAGGAAGTGGAAGTACAGACCTGTCGATGTCTTTTGTGTTATTGGGTCCCTGTCCTTCACCATGGACCCATTTATAATCTCAACACCCTGCTTGCCCCCTTTTTCTGCAGCACCCATTGTGGAACCTATAAATGCTTTCCCTACAACCTTACCTGCTGGCATCATTGTAGGTGTAATCATACCAAGGTGGACAACGTAGTCGTGTGGTTTTACCCACTTGTCGGACTCGTCACCCAAATATCCGTTCAATTTAACGGAGTCATATGAATCATTCTTTGTTGGTCTATGGTCTATGGATGTGTTTAAATAGTCTTTTAAGCCTGTTTTACGGGACTTTTTAGCCTCCTTGGAGTTGTCCGATGGTTTTCCAAAGTAAAGGGCGTTAAGGCTATCCTCGTTGCCTCTAACGACAGGTCTGAGGAAGAATGGTAGACTAAGGAATGCATATGAGAACTTTTCAAATGCCTCCTCGACATCGGCACCAGACTTACTGGTCATACCAAACTTAGCATTCTTAGTGCTGGTTGCCATGTTCAGTAGTATGAATAATATTATGTATGTAAAACCTGTCCTACGTGACTTCAAAAACTTGTCCCCAAGGCACCTTGGGTCAACTATACATGCCTCTAAGAAGTAAAACATATCCAGCTGTGCGTAACGGAAGTCCATATATCCACCGTTATCAAACATCTGACCCCACTGAAGTGCAAAGTACATGTTACCTGTAAGGTACACAGCCTTCCCATTATTCATGAACCATATACCCTCTCTCCTTCTCCTGAACTCCTCCTTTATGTAGTCATCCCAAAGGTCTACTGTGTCTATATTTATACCCTCAGGCATCTCTTCTCTTCTCCAGTACTGCTCCTTCTTTGGTAGGTCATGGAATAGGATACTCTCTTTCTCTGGCTCTTCAGGTAGTCTTATGGCGAGGTCATCTATCACTATCACCTTACCCCCTGTGCTAGAGAATGGACATATATTGACGGCATCATTCTCAGAATCGTACCAGTCCTTGTGGTAGTTAGTTGTTGGGAAGAACTCCCCCTTTGCAAACTTTTCTGGGTATCCAAGTATGAACTCCTTCTCTGCAAGGCTCAGGTCACCAGAGTCTAGCTTTACTTGCAGCTCCCGTATTGATTTATCAAGTGATATGATAGCCTCTAGTATGACTGGCTTGGCTTTTATAGCTGCATCGTGCTTGTGTGGCTCTAGGGTAGAAAAGTCGATTGTCCCTGCCAGAGCCTTCCTGAGTATACCTATCGCAGACTCACCAGACTTTATCAGTCGGTTTATATACATCACAACCTTCTCCTTGTGTGGTGCATTTGGCGAGTTCATCCACCTCTCTAGTATATGCTTTGCTGACTGGAATGATGAGGTCTTGGACTTCATAATGACCTGCATCTTCTCAGCATCCAAGTCCTTTATGTATGTCTCTATATCCTCTACAGTGACCTCATCAGTGTTGGTTCCATCTGTTGCGAAGAAGTTGTAGTTGAGTCCCTCTATAATGGTTATAAGGGCTACCTCAATCTCTGTGGATAGTCCTTTCATACTTTCCCTATTATATCCTTGGTAGCCATCTTGTAGTACAGCTCACCCTCTACCTTGAACTCATACTCGCTGTAGTCTGAGAATATAATTGTATCCCCAACCTCTATGCCCTGCTCTATGAGTCCCTTGTTTGGGTATGACATAATTCCATGCTTGTGGAGCCTACCCTTGTATGAGTCATCCTCCAGTGACAGGTCAAAGAATGTATCCTCCTTCTTTTGCTCTATAGGCTTTACAAAGCAGTATGGCTCTAAGGCTACCCAGTCGCTGCCATCCCTACGGTACATGAACAACTCTGTAAGGGGGATGAAGTACCTGTCCCTGTCTAGATGGTAGTTGCTCTGTGCAATGTTTCCATTGACATCATTCCTTAGCCTGAATATATTGTGATGTGTTATAACCTCATCCCCCTTCTGGAGTACTGTAAAGTCTGGTGCTACCAGTACCTCGGCTACCCTATTTACGTAGTTTACATCCTCTATTGTGGAATTTACTATGAAGGAGTCACCTGTGGATATCTCCTCCTCATTGCTGTAGGCATCTTTCAACTCTACTATTACATAGTTAGCTGTCTTCATTACTCGAAGGTTATATTGTTCTCCACCAC